CGGCTACGATCCACGAGCCGCCGAAGTTGACGAACTCGCCGCCGAAGCAAACCGCCTCTTCCGAGAAGGTCAAAAAACCTCTTCCGCCCCTGGTGATACCTGAGAGGCTGCCGGATGAAATTATTACGGCCTATGTGGAAAACCCCGGCGCAATGATCCTCCACCTGGAAGCGTACTCGAAATCCGGTCTTGGATGGGATGAGTATGCCAACAAGAAAATTGACAGCAAGCTCAGGTCCCAAATGAAGCAGGCTTTCAAGGAAATCAGGAGGAACGGATTTTTGTTCGCCTATATTGACCATAGGGGAGAAAAGAAGAAAATCGTCTGGTATCAAGTAGCCGATCACATCTATGCGGACAATGAAACAAATCGGAAGAACCGTCCAGTAAAGGCCATACTCTGCAACCTCTGCGAAAACAAAAACTGTAGGGTGAAATATCCTGAAAAAAAAGAGGACGCAAAACTAGTCCCATGCTGGACGCGAAATTATTCATACATGCAGAAACTCAGGGAAGCTGGAAGAATTAAATAAAACCCGAACAGTGATACCGCAAAAGGAGATGACATGAGCCCAGATTACTTTATCTGCAAGTCCTTTAACGTAAAGCTTACCCGTGAAGCCTGCGCCAAGAGGCACAAGGCCAGGATCAGGAATCAGCGGGGACGGTATTCACGCGGGTATGATGTCTGCTGCAACTGTGAGGTCGGGAAAAAGAACGCAGAAGGGGGAGGGGCGCAATGACTGAAGGCTGGCACGTGGGAAGAAAGAGGAAAAGGGATGAGTAGCGAGGCAACTTTGTGGTGCGCGGTAATTGAGACAGCTTTTAATGATGCGACAGACAAGGTTATTATCTCCCGGCCGTTGGGTAAAGAGGGAAAATGGAACCCATCACAGATGAGGAAAAAGAGGGCTCTTTCTTTTTTCAATTCCCTTGATGGCAACTTCGAGTGGATTTGTAAACATCTCAACTTAGATGCTCAGTCAATCAGGGAGGAAGTAAATGCCAGAAATTCCGAATAAGGTTATAATTGGGCGAGATAAGATATGTGCTGCATATGAGATCGGTAAGGACACCTTTTATGACCTGCTCAACATGGGGGCACCAATCACAAAAATAAACAATCGTCATGCAATTCACCGTGACACGTTTGAAGATTTTGTAAAAAAGCTCACCCTTAAAAAATAGTTGTCAATGTCTTTGTTTGGCGAAAAACCCCCATTTTCTGTCCATATCTGTCCGTATATGTCTTAAAGTTAAATAGAAAATATTCCCCCCTTATAATCCCCCCATGAAAAGGGGACGACCTCCAAAATTCAAAAACCCGCAGGATTTAGAGGCAAAAATCAAAGAATACTTTGATTCCTGCTGGGTCGATAAGGTCATCGAAACAGAAAATAAAGAAACTGGCGAGACGACCACAACAAATATCCGCTATCAGGATAGGCCATATACTGTTGCAGGATTAGCTAGTTACCTTGGTTTTCTTTCCCGTCAATCCATGTGGGATTACGAGCAGAAAGAGAAATTTTCTTACCTTATAAAAGAAGCTCGGATCAAAATTGAAATGAATGTCGAGGAACAGCTTATTTCAGGCAAGAACGCGGCTGGTCCTATCTTCTGGCTCAAGAATCACGCTGATTACAAAGATAAGCAAGAGGTTGATGTAAATCACGATTTCACCGGCAAACTTGCCGCCATAGCCGCAAAGGTATTCAATGCAAACCGCCGAGGATAGGTACACAGAGCTGTTCCGGGTCATGGAGTCTTTTGAGTACTTCTGTGACGGATATGTGTACATCGAGGACAAAGACAAGAATTGCGCCATCAAACTTGATCTTTGGCCCGAGCAGCGCAAGGTTATTCCCTCGCTGATGAGTGACCCCCTGCTGTTCCTGCTTAAAACCAGGCAAGTGGGGCTTACATGGCTGTGTGCCGCCTTGGTGTTATGGTTGGGAATCAGGCACCCGCTGTTCCTTGCAATCATCATTTCGGCCTCTGAGGACCATGCTAAAGAGTTTTTGCAGCGCGTTAATTTCATCCGTAAACGCCTTCCGTCCTGGATTTACCCACCAATCAAGAGTGAGACGCTTCAAATCCTCACTTTCGCTCACGAGGATGACCTGGAAGCCACGATCAAGAGTCTGCCCACTACATTGATGGGGGCGGAATCAAAGACCCCGAACCTGCTTATCATCGACGAGGCTCACACGATCAGGGAGGTTAAATCGATCTACAACGCGTCTTATCCAGGTATTGAGCAGGCCAAGGGGCGCGTCATAGTCATAGCCAACAGCGTTAAGACGGGACCGGGCTGGGGCTGGGTGCGCGATACTTATACCGCAAGCATGTCTGGCCTGAACCGCTTCAAGAGGATCTTTCTACCCTGGTACGCTCACCCCGGCCGGCCCGCCGATTTTCGGCAGCGCATGAAACAGGACGGAATGGACGAGCAGGACATCATCCAGCACTATCCGGAGACAGAGGCGGAGGCCATCAGCTCAGTTGCAAGCTCCTACTTCGGAGACGTCCTGGACCGCCACATCAAGGCAATGGACGCACTCAAAGCACAGGGATTCATAGGGGGTATACGTGGATACTTTAAACGCAACGCAAAGAAAGAAATCGAGTTTGTTCCAGATCGTAACGGAATCGCTGAGCTTTTTAAGTACCCTTATCGAGTTTTGGATCCCAAAGAATACCCCTGGAAATACCGATACTGCGCGGGGTCGGATGTATCGGAAGGGCTCGGCTCAACCTTCTCCGTCTCCCATTTCAAAGACCGGGTCGCGGATGAAATCGTGTGTCGGCTGCGTAGTAACAGGGTGGATGCGTATAACTGGGCAGAACAATTAAAACTGGCCTGCGACTACTACGAGAACGCCCTGATTTGTGTGGAGCGCACCGGGGCAGGACAAACCACAGTCAAGCGGCTCGACGAACTCAAGGCCAATCAGTACGTGCAGGTGACATCAGGCACGACCAGCGACGGCTTGTCAACGTCCTTTGGATGGCACGAGAGCAATCAGAGCAAGCATGAACTGTGCGGGGATCTTCGGCAATGGCTCAGAGAGACCAAGGGCACAGTCTGGGATGCAGTCCTGCTGAGCGAGTGTCAGACGTTTATTCAGGACGAGGCCGGGAAGCTCGTACCGGAGGAAGGCAAGTTCAGTGATTGCGTGATGTCGGCGGGCTGTATGGTTCAGGCAGACAAGTTCCTGCCGGCGCCGGAACAAATCATCCCCAAAGATTATGGATGGAGGGAGAGATTGCAAGCAGAGAAGGGAGCGAGCGCATGGGCAAAGTGAGCGCATATCAAAGGCGCAAGGCGGAAGCGGAGAAATGGCAAGAGAAATACGAGGTCTTACGCAACCAGTTGTCGTATCTCAAGAAGGTTGCAAACACGAAACGTTATTTGGTTCCGGTAACTGAGCTTAGGGAAATGTTATTAAATATTCACATACCGGAAGGTGACGAATGACCGGCAACCCCAACAACCGCACGATATTGAGGCCCGATCACAGGCTAATGGAGGTCTGCGAAGGGCTAAGGAACATGGTCGAAAACGTCAACCGGATACCCGACATTTCACTGAGAAACGGCGGCTACAAGACACTGGACAAGACCTCCGTATTCACCGCCAAGTGCGACGGCGTGACCATAGGCTACAAGTTGGAAGAACACGCCACATTCATGCGGCGCAAGGTCTTTATCAAAGTCCCCGGCTACAAGATTGAGGACATTTCAGATAAGGAGCGAGAGGCCATCATGGTGGCAGTCATGGAATCCTTCCTCGACCAGCAGCAGGGACTACCGGAGATAGCACAGATTGCCCCTGACTGTATGCTGATACAACAGGACTTCCTGCCCCTGTATCTCATTGAGCGCAAGCCCAACCTGGTTACTTTGGCGGGGGGAGTGGATGTGGACGATAAGGGGATAATTCATGCATAAGTGCCCTAAGTGTAAAGCTACAACTCAGGCAGTTTTGGGAATCGTCAGGATAAAGGTAGGCGACAACATACTTGAAACGAAAACAAATATTCAGGCGTGCCCTAAGTGTCGCCACAACTGGGCACAATTTGACGTGTTAGTGCAGCCTTTGGATTTCGTCATCGACAAAGCAGATATTCATCGTTTAGCGGCTCAAGGAAATGCCTGAATTGGTGGATGTGCAGGACGGGAAGATAATTCAATGAAGGGAGAGACAATGGGAAAGCAGACGAAGAATCAAATCAGGGTAAGCAAATATATACGCCATCAGGGTTTCAAGGAAATGGAACGGCGCAGAAAACAGATTAAACGCGGCATTATACCAGCTACGGAAAGGGGAAGGTGAAGCATTGACGGGAGGGGAATAATGGAATTCGATCTAGTATTTGCCGCTATTTTTTATTTAATGGCATTGTTCGTAATGCTGGTTTTGGGTTGGTACATTGCAGACCACAGAGCAGAAAAAAAACATAAGGCGATATCGGAATCGGCATCCATTGCTATTTGGAATTGCCTTATTTATGAGCAGTACCTTGAAATTAAAGGGATACAGAAACCGCAAGGATTAAAGGAACGATGACCGAACCCATATCCCAGGAATTTGATTTCCTTAGCAATGCTGACCTGCCCCAGGAAGTGCGCGAGGTCTACCAGCTCCTGAAACGCTACAAGGAGGACAAGCGCAGGAAGTGGTGGCTCGAGCAGCGGGATAAATGTTGGAAGGCTGCGTTTGAGAACGAGATATGGGACGATGAAGATAAGCGCGCCATGAAACTCAAGGACATGGTTCCCCTTGCCATCAACGACCTGATCAAGGGAATCCAGGGGGCCGCGGCAGTTGTCACCGACCAGAAGCCCGGAGTGAACTTCCTGCCCAAAGGTTCGGGTGATTTGTACGACGCTGAACTGATGAAGCGCGGCTTTGACGTGGTTTGGGACCAGAACGAGGGCTCGGAAATCGTCTATGACATGGTGGAGGAGTCCAAGACGGGCGGGCTGGGATCGATTGATGTAAAGTTCGACAATGCCAAGGGGCCGATGGGTAAGTGCATCATCGACGAGCTGGACCCGGAAAACCTGTATTGGGACATGGATTCAAGGAAGCGCGATCTGTCCGACGTCCACTTTATGAAGGCTGTACAGATCACCAAGACCGAGGCAAAAGACGAATTCGGCCTGAAAGACGAAGAGATAAACTTTGTCCCTGGAGTGGAGAAAGAGGAAACCGGCGACAAGGTAGACACCAAAATTGGAGAGGATAACTACGTTCATCCGGATAAGCCTCATACCACCGTTCCCGATGTGTACGCAGAACCCAAAAATGTCTGGAAGATCGAGGCATGGCTGATCAAGAAAACGCGGGAATTTCGCGTATCAGACCCGCAAACCCTTGAGCACGCGATGGTTAAAAGCGAGGCCGAAGCCAAAGAGTTAAAGGCTCAGTACGAGGGGCAGGGAAGGACCGCAATTGTGCGCGACGTGGTCAGCGAAAAACGTCTGCAGCGCATTGTTGTGGGTAAGAAGCTGGTATCTGAGATGGAAAACCCGCACGGTATCGACTCGGACGGGGAACCGGTTATCCCGGTCATCAGCCTGAGGCACAACCGCACCAAAGACGGTAAGCCGGTATCCCCTACCTTCTTCGCCTTGGAAGTCTGCCGTGAGCGCAACAAGCGCAGGATGCAGGCCATCTACGTTGTGAGCAAGGAAATAGACGCACCGCTGGTCATGCCGGAAGGCGCTGAGTGGGTCAAAGACGAGAAACACGGCGATTATATCAAAGTCTCGAAAAATACCTCTGTTGCCCCTCAAAGAGTCACTGCACAGGTAACTTCCGGGGAAATGCTCAGGCTTGAGCAGACCGCGAAGGAAGACATCAACGATATTTACGACAAGCCCGACGTGATGAGCGGGAAGATTCCGGCCGGACAGAATCAGATAGCAGCCCGGACTGTATTGGCATTACAGGACATGGCCGGGATGATGAGTAAGCCCTTTGTGCGCGCCGTGGAATCAGCCCTTGTTCGTCTTGGTAAGGTCGTGATTGCGATTATTCTCAGGCACTGGACAAGAGATCAGTGGGAACGACTCATTGAGCCCGACGAATGGAATGAGTGGCAGCCGGAAGGCGAGCAGCAAACCGATGAAATGGGAAATCCGATTCAGCCCCCTGCCGAAATGATCAACATGAAGTGGATGGCAGCCCTCGACAGGATATGCCCCCGCGACCCTTCGGCAGAACCGGCTATCCGGATGATCGACATTGATGTGAAGGTATCGGCCGGCAGCACAATGCCGACTAATCGCATGGCAAAAATGGGCGTGGCAATGGATTTAGTCAAAGCTCAAATCTATGACGCTCAGGCAGCTCTCGATTACGTTGACGACCCG